ATATGGATAATGCTGGGGCTATTACAGCAGTTGGCCAATCTATCATTAAATTTACCGGTAAATGTATTAATCGGTATTATGAAAAAGAAATTGGACAACCACAAACGGTTAATGCAGAAGGATTGCCAGTTGACTATGCATTTTACACTGATACAGATTCATGTTTTATTTCAGCATTACCATTAATTAAACATAGAAATCCAACTGCGGATTATGCCGATGAGCAATTTATGATTGATCAAACAAATGGTATTGCTGATGAAGTTCAAAAGCATATTAATTTATTGTATAATCAGTATGCAAAAGTATTTTTAAATGCCGATAAACACCGATTCCAAATTAAACAGGAATATGTTGCTAAATCTGGTTTATGGATTGCTAAAAAGAGATATGCTCAATGGGTAATTTATAAAGAAGGTAAACCTACGGATAAACTAGATATTAAAGGAATGGATGTAGTAAGATCATCGTTCCCGGAAGATTTTAAAAAAATAATGAAAGAAGTATTATGGTTTATACTCAAAGAAAAAAATAAATCTGATACATCTGATTTGATTATGAATTTTAAAAATAAAATATCGCAATCTGAGGTAGTTAATTTAATGAAGAACTCAGGTGTTAAGGAAATTTCTAAATTTGTAAAAGGAAGAACTAGTTTATCAGGTTACACAAAAGGTACACCGGTACACGTAAAATCTGCAATTAATTACAATGATTTATTAACAATGAACAATATCACAGATATCGAACCTATATCAGACGGAGAAAAGGTTAAATGGGCATATCTAGTAAATAATCCATTGGGGTTTGATAGTTTAGCATTGCGTGGATATCATGACCCAGAAATTACCGTAGAATTTGTATCCCAATATATAGATCGCAACAAAATGTTTGAATCAGATCTTAAAGGTAAATTAGATGATTTTTATGCTGCTCGTGGTTGGGGTGCATTACCGGAAAATAATAATGCAAAAAAGTTCTTTTCTTTTGGAAAGTAATAAAAAATTTTATATATTAAATAAAAAAGTTATATGTACGGGAAAAAGCAATGGCGAGGTCGAGAAGTAGAAGGTCGTTATAGTGATATAATGACTTATTTCGTTCGCGAATTAAGTGAAGACGACGACATCGATGATGTATTATCAGTGTTTCCACATTTTTATTTTACAATTGAATACGTGACTAAAATGATTAATCCAACAATTGGATCTGGTAATCGAGAACGTTATATAGGTGCAATTAGAAATATATTAGATAATACATTTAATGCAGTTACAATTGAAGCAAATGCAGAAACACTAAAAAAAATTCCAATTGATTTATTTAATCGTTGTCATATTATCTATAGAATTAATGATGATGCAATGCAATATCTTAAAGAAACTGATACATTTAGTATAGATGCTGGTTGGTATCGAGTTCATCAAGTTACAAAATGCAATATGATGAAAATTACTCCAGACAATTATAAATTTGACGAAACAAACGAACTAGATGAAATATAGTGTAGTAGTAACATTTAGCATTGAAGGTTTCCATAATTGGCCCGATGCAAAAGAAATATTTCCAGAAGTTGGATTCTTATCAGATAGACACAGACATATGTTTGGATTCCGTTGTTATGCAAATGTAACGCATACCGATCGAGATGAAGAGTTTATTATGTTAAACAGAAAGATACAAAAAGGATTGCGAATTGGATTTTCTGGATCTGAGACCAATGTATTAGAATTTGGATCTATGAGTTGTGAAATGATTGGTGAATGGTTATTAGAATCATTTCCATCACTTTATAAAGTTGAAGTTTGGGAAGATTTTGAAAATGGTGCAGTAATAGAGAAATAAAAAAAGAAAGGTTAATATGAATACACAAATTATTGAAATGCGACCAGAAGGTAGTTTTTTGCATGAAGGATTTTTAGAATTTTGTCATTTTTTAAAAGAACGCAATGTAAAACGTATATTAGAAATTGGATCATATGCTGGAGAATCAATTAACATGATTAAATCTGTATTAGGTGAAGATGTTATAGTTGTAGGAATTGATCCGTGGGATGCATTGCACGATGAAAATGATTTAATTCATGAAAGTGATTTCCAACCAGTTGAAAGAAAATTCAATGAAGCTACATTAAAACATAAAAATATTGTTAAATGCAAATTGTATAGTCAAGACATCGTAGATATGTTTGCAAATGATTATTTTGATTGTTTATATGTTGATGGATTACACACAAATATTCAAGTAAAACTAGATTTGCAACTATATGTTTCTAAAGTTAAACAAGGCGGTGTTATTGCAGGTCATGATTATGAAATTGAATACACAGAAAAACAACGACAAGAAATATTGAATTTTGAAGGAAATGATCGTTTAAGAAAAGCTGTATCATCCGCAGTAAATGAGATAGTAGGAACTCCTGAGTTTACTTTTGGTGATAGCAGTTGGGCATTAATTAAATAATAAATTATGAATATATTTTATTTTGGTTTAGAACCACTTAAAGCAAGATACACATATCAATTATCTAAACATTGGATGCCTGATACATTTAAACCATATGTAGAATCAGGCAAAGCTAATTTTATTGATATTGAAGGTGATTTTGACCCAGATCAACAAATTAAAGTTGGTGCTGTATTAGATGCGGTTGGTAGAGGTAAATTTGCTATGTCACAATGTAGCAATTTCTTAGATATGCTTAACAATGATCAGGTCAAAAATGGCGATGTTATCTTTTTGCAAGACTATTGGCATCCGGGCATTGAATCTATTTTGTATGCATTGGATCTATATGGCATTGAAGTTAAAATATATGGAATGCTACATGCACAAAGTGTAGATGAATATGATTTTACTTGGCCAATGCGTAATTGGATGCGAGGATTCGAATTAGGTTTAGATAAAAGAATGTCTGGTATATTTGTAGGATCTACTATACATCGAGACCAATTAAGAGCAGCAGGTTTTGAATCTCCAATTCATGTAGTATCATTACCTTTGCATAAGCAAATGACATTAGATGTGTTGCCTAACTTTAAACACACTGATCCTAAGGAAAAAAAGGTAATCTTTTCTAGTAGATTAGATAAAGAAAAAAATCCATTCTTTATGTTATCAGTAGCAAAAAGATTTTTAGACTCTTATGAAGATTGGACATGGCATGTAACGACGTCAGGCAAATCGTTTAAATCAATGGTACCTGGAGTTATTGACGCATTATATGAATTTGCAAAACAACAGCCTAGATTTAAATTATTAGTTAACTTAACTAAAGAAGAATATTATACAGAATTAGCAACTGCAAAGATTCAATTTAACTCATCATTGCAGGATTATGTATCATGGACGGTATTAGAATCAGTTACATTTGGTTGTGATGTAGTATTTCCTAATTTTAGATCATTTCCTGAATTTGTGCCAACTTCTAGATTATATGAACCATTCCAGGCAGACAAAGCATATCTAGCTTTGCAACATGTAGTTATGTATTATGATTTAAGCAATAAGACACAAAGATATAATTGGCCGGATATTGCGGACCTAGGTCGTCAAATGGAAGCGTATATCATTATTAATGATATTAAGCAAGAAATTAATGTTTGGCACGAAAAAGAATATTGTGAATATTTACTAACAAATGAAAACAAATAAATGAGTAATAACAAAGACACGAGTCATTATAAAGATTTCTTTTATATTCCATCTTTATCTGCCGGATCAATGGTATCTGCATTTAAAAAGGATACAAAGTTTTCTGACGGTACTACAATGAGATTCTTTGCAAAAGAATATCCAGAACTATGGCGACATAACAAGTTCCTAGTAACTGCAGGACATCATTACAAAAAAATGGATTTCAGGCAACAATTGGGCCTAGATGATGAAACATTTGTATTTGGTGATTCAGGAGGATTCCAGATTGCAACAGGAGCCCTTAAATGGGATGGCACTGGGATTCTGAGAGAAAAAATCTTTCATTGGTTAGAAGCAAATTCTGATGTAGCTGCTAATTTAGATATACCACCACGAGTTAAATTTGAAAATCGATTCCAAGATGCAATGGATATTAGTTTTGACAACTTTAAATGGTTTG